GCTGTAAAACTCCATGGGCATGGTGTCCTGGGCCTCAATGGACACGTGCCCGGTCAGCTCCACGGAGACCTGTCCCTTGCCGTTCTTGGTGGTCTTGAGGGTGAAGCCGCCGGTGGAGAGCGCGTTTTTCAGGCAGGCAGCCACTACGCCGCCGTCCGCCCGGTCTCCTGCCCACCAGATGTCGGAAAAGTCCGCCTGCTTCAAATCGCGGTTGGGGGTTACTTTGGTGGTGGACACCGTGGCAGCGCCCAGGGCAAGTTTGATGTTTTCGGGGGACGTGCCCAGGGCGGTGAAGGACATCTTGCAGCCCCACCCATCCAGGTGCTTCAGCTCCTTGGTGTTGACCGGGCAGTTGTCCACGTCCTCGCCCAGGTCGGAATAGGTAGGCACACAGCTGATGTTGATGCCGCCGGTGGTGGCGCAGATGATGTCCTCATCCGCCGGGGCGGCCACCTTGGCCGGATCAAACTTTTTCAGCAGAACACCGGCGTCAAGCTGGAGACCGTCAAAGGTGTCCTGGGGAATCACAGTAAAAAGTCCCATGATATCGCTCCTTTCAGTTCAAAGTCAGGTATTCGGCGGTCAGGTTGATGTACCGCCGCTTTATATCGCAATATGTAACATTTCACAAAAAGCAATCGCAAATCCCGACTGTTACGCCTATTTCATTCACAAATTAGCACTATTTTCACCATTCTATTTTTCTTGGCGCACGGTTTGGCGCACAAAGAGGGTAAAAAGAGGGCCGGGGCGCACACTTCCCCGGCCCGTGTATCAGTTCATCATGTATCGAATTAGCGCCCGCTCGTCTTGCACATACTGGGCAAATGTGCGCTTTACCCACGCTATCCCCTGGGGCTTGTCCATGCCATCCAGCGCCGCAAGAGCCGCCTTTGCTCCGCCCTGGTAGCCGTGCATGGTGATATACTCACAATAGCGGCGGAGGCCGTTGTGGGCTTTCTCGTTACCGTCCTCTTTCCATGAGGCCAGATGGAACAGCACCACACCCCGCGGCGATAGCATCAACTCCGGCTCCCCGTCCAGCATCATTTCTTGTACATCCGGCTTGTCTGCCGGGAACGGTATAATTTTATCCATGTCGCTCTCCCTTTCTCACAGGATATAGAAATACTGTTCCTGCAACTCCATAAGCAGCTTGACAGCCTCCAGGCGTTCCCCCGGTGTGGCGTTGGGGTCGTCCCTGATCTGCCGGAGCGCTGCGGCCTGGGCCTCCCGCTCCCGCTCCTGGTGGGCTTCCTCCGCCCTCTGGCGGCGTTCTACTTTATCCATGCTGTGCGGCCTCCTGTCCTTGCTGGTATGCGTCTTTTGTCCATGCGAGCATAAATGATAAATAACGTACGGCAAATGGGTTTTTCTCGACTTTTTCGAGCGCTCCCATCTCCCGAAGCCCTTCAACTGCCTCTTCCGGACTTTCCGGCCACGGCATTTTCCCGCCGTTTTTCCCGCTATGGAAACATTCGTTCATAATGTCTACGGAATGTTCCATTAGACTGCGCTCTGGATTGGTTAAAGGCCGCCCCGCGCCAGTCTCCTGCGCGGCTATAAATGCCGCTGCGGTTGTTGGGAATGTAATACTCATCTCTTGCGATCCTCCTTGCTTTCTGTTACAATGGAGGCGGAAACAGCCGTGTCAATCTGTTCCGCTTTGCCGTCCCCGGTGTTGGTAGCACCAGGGGCGGCTTCTTCTTTGCAATCGCAGACCTCACCAGGGGCTAAATTCGCTCCGCAGCGGGGGCATACCTTGTAATAGGCCATTCACTCCACCTCCTTAGGCCACAAGAAATCTTCGGGTGCTGGTGGTCTTAGTGAACTGCTGGGCCAGATCCGGCAGCGCCTTTTTCAGTGCGGCGGTGTCGAGCCTGGAGGAAGTCACCGCCTTATAGGTCACTTTCCAGTCTGTCCCGTTGATGGTGTCCACCCCCTGGGCGTCCATGTGGGCCTTGATGCTGTCTTGGATGCTGTCGATCTCGGCGGCCAGTTCCTCGGCCATCCGGCGCAGTTCGCGCAGTTCCTTTACCTTGCTGTCCATTTCGTTGATACTCATTTGTACATCCTCCTTTTATGTCAAAACTTCTGCCCCTGTCAGTGTGGGATAGTCCCGGCGGCGGTAGGCTTTATGTGCGCCTCCTGGGGCCGACTTATCATATCCCGTCCCGCTCTTATGTGGTGTTCTTGCTTTCCCTTTTGGTACTCCCGTCCACCTTCGCCGGTGCTGTTCCCTCCTGACAATGATAAGTATACTATATCGTCCCCGATATATCAAGCGGCATAATCACCAAATATCGTCCCCGATATATGTCCACATTGTATATTGTCCCCGATATGTCTTTGTGGTAGAATGGGTATAAAGGAAAGGGGGTGAACCTCATACCAGCATCAAAGGCACAGCAAAAGGCGGTCACAAAATACATGAAAGAAAACTACGATGAAATAAAGGTTCGTGTAGAAAAAGGCCGCAAATCTGACATTAAAGCCCACGCTGACAGTAGGGGCGAAAGCGTTAACTCGTTCATTGGCCGCGCCATTGATGAAACGATGGAGCGGGACAAGCAAGAGGCCGGGGAGTGATCCCCGGCTTTCTGCTTTGGCTCCAGAAAACAAAAGCCCCACCCCCCAGATCAGGGAGCAGGACTTGACACGGTGGCCGTAGTGGCCTATAATGAGCATAGAAAGGGCGCTGCGGCAAGCGGTTAGCCCGGTAAGTTAGTTAAATAAGCAAAAGCCTATGAAACCGTCACTTTGCCGAGTGGCGGTTTCTGCTTTTCACAATAATCGTAACGGTGAACCGCCCGATATGTAATGTGATCCGCATGGCGTCACCCCCTTCCGGGGTTATGTGACCAACCGCCCGCCGTCTTGTGCAGCGCCCAGCCTTCAAAAGAAGGCCACCGACAGAATAACATAATTCCAGACAAAAGGCAAGAGAGGGGGTAACGATTCGTTACCCCCTCCCCCTGCCAGAGGTTCCGCAGGAAGGCAAATAGATGGGGTGTCCACTACGGACACCCCATCTATTTTTTTCGTCGCCTCCTTACGCCCGCTGCGGCTCCGCAATGGGGGTACCCGCCGCAGAACCGGCCTTGATGAGATAGGGCAGCTGCCAGGTGGCAAACGTTGTGCCGTCCGGCAGAGTGAGGTTGACCGTCAGGCCGTCGGCAAGTCCCGCGTCTGCCCCCGCCGCCATACTGTTGATGATACCGGCGGAGGACATGCCCAGCCCGGAGGACGCGAAGTCCACCGACGCCGTGCCGAAGTCCAGGCCGCGGGTAATGCCGTCCCGGATGCGCCCAAAGGAGTCCTCCCAGCCCTCGCCCAAGCCCAGGGCCATGTTTTTACCAATTCCGGCAAAGACGCGGGACGGGGAGTGAATGCCGAGGAAGTCTTTCACGCCGCCAACAAGGTTGTCCCACTGTTCGCTAAACCAATTTTTGAGGTTCCCCCAAATGTTTTTAATCCCTTGCCATATCCCATTTACAATATCCTCGCCAATTCCGACAAACCAGTTCCACGCATCGGAAAAAACCCCGGTCAAATCGTCCCACAAGCCAGAAAAGAAGTCTTTCCAGCCAGCGAATACCCCTTTGATTGCCTCCCACGCCCCGGAAAAATCTCCAGAGAGAACGGACTCAACAACAGCAAAAATGCCCTGTATGGTGTTCCAGATGTTTTGGAAAAAGCCGGTGGCTTTGTCCCATACCACTTTGACCGCATCCCATGCGGCGCTGAAAAAGCCGCCAATAGCTTCAGCAACAGGAGTAAATATATCAACAAGAGTGTCCCATATCGCCTGGAAATATGGCTGCGCTGCATCCCAGGCCGCCTTGATTGCCTCCCAGGCATTTACAAAGGCGTCCTTGATGTTGCCCCATATTTCAGAAACAGCATTCCGGAAGTCCTCGCTTGTGGCCCAAAGAGTCCCGATAACCGCGATGAGTCCGGTTATTGCAGTTATGACAATGGCGATCGGGTTCGCACTCATGGCTGCGTTCATGGCCAGCTGCGCGATTGTTGCGCCCTCATTTGCTGCCCTAAACGCATTGATGGAGGACACCACACCCTGAATGATTGTTACGACGTTCCAGGCCACGAACCCAGCGCCGATGCCAGCAATAATAGAGATGATAGTCGGGCCATTGTCGATAATTGCATTGACAAACTCATTGACCTTCGTGCCAAAAGCATCCCAGTCAATGCTCGACATCCACCCTTGAAACGCCGTTGTGATGTCCTGGACAATCGGGGTAAGGTTCTCTAGGATGGGGGTGCCCACATTAGCTTGAAATTGCCTCCACGCCTCATTCAGGTTGCCCATGACGTTTTCCCAGCCGTCCGCCTCTCTGGATGCCTGTCCCATAGCGCCGGATAGTTTCTGCGAATCCTCCACCATCTTCAAAAGCGTTTCCTGCTTCTGGATTTCAGACAGTTCTTTGAACTCTTTCCCAAACAGGTCCATTGCGGCGGCGTTCCGAGTGGTCTCCGTGGCCGAAAGGCCCAGAGCTGCATCATTTTCAAAGTTGCCCTTTAAGAACGATTGCAGGGTCTCTGTAGCTTGTTCTACACTTGTATCATAGTAAGCTGCTGAATCCGCAGCAACTCGCAAGGCGCGTTCCATCAGGCCGAGACTTTCGCTTGCATCCCCACCAGAAGAGCGGGCAAACGCGTAGATCCGGCTCCCGAGGGTGTTCAGGCGGGTTTCCAGGATGCCACCCTCCGACGCTACGCGGCGAATCGCTTCCGTTGCCTCATTCTGAAACTCTCCAAAAGTCTGCTCGAACTGACTGGACTGTGCTTTCACTGTTGCGGCAGAGTCAATAAACTGTCCTGCCATGTTTTTTACTGCGCCGCCCAGCGCCTTAATGCCAGACACAATCACATTCCCGAGCAGATTTGCCTTCAACACATCCGCAAATCCAATAGACCGGTCCGACGCATCATCCATCGCGTCCCCAAAATCTTCTGTTGAGTCTGTGGCATCTTTCATTGCATCACTGGCAGACTCAGCATCCCCATCGATGCGGGAAAGGGCCTTGTGCAGTTTCCCTATCGACGATTCCGCGCCCAGGTTGCCACTCGCAAACCCAGACAGAGACTTTCGGACGCGATTGATGCCATCTTGAAACTCTTCATCATCTATAGATATCTTGCAGTAAAGATCCATCAAATTCAAGTCAGATCACCTCCTCCTGCCAAATACCCAGCATGGTATACCTCATACACAAATTCACACGCACTCTTTGCAAGGTCTGAATCTCTGCAATTCAGGTTTATCCACGCCGTAGAATCTGCAACATGGAGCATTGGCTTTCCTTCCTGGCTCTCTCGTTGCCCCATCAAATACGCTTTCCTTGCAATTTTTGCGATTCCTCTTAGATATTTAAGGCTTCTCTTATCTTTAACGCCACAGCTCGAAACAAGAAGATCGTAAATCAACTTCTCGGAGTACGGCTTTTTCGTAAGCAAGAATGTCACTTCCTTTCGTGGCACTTGCAACTATCCCGCCCTCCTTCGACACTCTGACCGGCAACCACCAGTGCGGCGCCGAAGAAACATCCAACCGCAAAAATAACAGCTCCAACAATCACTTTACACACCTCCTTAAAAGTTCTCCACGGCCTCGCCGGATAGCTGCTCCCACCATTCGCTCATGCTGAGAGTATAGGACGGGGAGCTGGTTCTCTCGTGGGCCTGCCCGCTGCAATAGTCTGCAATTTTGGAAAGTGCGTCCCAGTTACCCATAACAGCCCCGCAGCCATCCGCGCACCGCTCAGAAAGCATATACAATGCCCCGCGCGTCGCCTGGTCATTGCTTGGATCGGAGGCAGCATCCCGCGCATACTTAGCCAAAAGCCGCAGCATGGTAGGGTTGTCATCGTACTTCTCAGCAAGGGCGTAAAAATCATTTGCGGCCAAAATCCCACTTTTCAGCAATTCAAGGCCGTTCGCATCCACGGCATCAGGGTTCGCGGAACTATCCGCCGCCACCCTCTCCGCAAGTTCCCGGCGCAAGTCGGCTCGTGTCCGGGTAAACTCTCCCCAGATACGCCGCTCGGCGTCCCTGAACTCCGTCTTTGCGTCCTGATAGTCAAGTTCTGCCCGCTGCCGCTGGGCGCTGCCGGGGTTGCCGTTGCTACGGTTCTTTTCCGCCTCCTTCAGCTTGTCATGGGCGCTTTTATATTCATCTCTGGCGGCTCGGAAAGCCTCGTCAAGCCGCTTTGCATAGGAATTATATTTACTCATGGATAGTCCCTCCCGTATAGTTTTTGAGTGCGTCACAAAGGGCGCTTGCCTCGGTGTCAGTCAACTGGATACCTTTCAGCGGGGTCTTGTTCCCGCTCCCGTCCTGCCTCCATACCCGCACATCCAGGCGGGCGGGCCGTCCATTGAAGGATACCACATTCACCTCCCTGGAATAGTCACCGCTGGCGCTCAATGTGGCAATGTGTTCCAAAATCTTCACTTCAAAGTTGCTGTTGAGCATTTAATGGTTCTCCTTTCGGTTGCATAGCGCCCACAAAGCGCATTTTTCTGTACAGGCTAAAAGATTTCGTGCGTCCCCAAACGGGCAGCGTTTCCCGACGGCCGGAGGTACGCCCGTTACGATCCCGCACCCGCTCTCGGTGTATCTGGCACACTGCTCAGTACATGAGTTGCGGAACGGGCATTGTCCCCAGGTCTTGGGGCGCTCCGGCTCTCTGGCCACCTCCAGTACAGGCATATTTCCTACCTCGAAAGTGCCGTATGAGGTTGTAACTGTGGGGGCATACTCAATACACCCAGGGGCAACACGGCGGAACTTTCGCCCCATCTCGTCCCGCTCCCACAGTCCGGGGTCATTATGTCTCATGGTGTTCTCCCTTCATAGTTCATCGCTCTCCGGCTCTGGTAATTCCAACTTGCCCACCTCTATCGCCTCGTCGAGCATCTGATAGAACGACAGGGAAAGGGCGTCCACCCCCTCAACGGGATGGGGATAGAGCACGATCCGCCGCCCATCCGGAGTATATGCGCCATGCTCCAGCAGGTACTCGAACGGATCAAGGGCGGTCTGGAACTCTTTCCCACCCTCTAAAATAAAAGTCGTCTTGTCTGCGGACAGTGTTTTTAAATATTCCCGCAAGGCTGCAAGGCGCCGTTCAGTGCTTGCCATCGTTTTCCTCCTTCCATTTCTCCAGCTCCCGCAACTGTTCCAGAACGTCCGTCTGCACGGTCAGTTTTAACGCATATTCCAGTGTCGAGCGGGCGGCCTGTATGCGGGCCGTGGCCTGTTCGTCCGTGTTTCCCATAATCTCCGTGAGTGTGGAGATTGCAAGGGTAAGAGCCTGCTGCGCCTGCCGGGTTGCATCCTGAACCAGATTTCCAAACGCTTCACGGTAGCGTTCCAAAAACTCCGGGTCTTGCAAGTACCCCCGCAGGGTGCTTTCTCCAATTCCTGCGGTCTTTGCTGCCTCTGCCCTTGTGCGGCTCACAAGAAGGGCTTGCAGGGCTTTTTCTTTGCGTGGTGTTATGGGTATCACCCCCTTCTTTCGTTGGTTTCTGCGGCTTTCTGGCGGGTTTAGCAGTGCATTTTCAGTTCCCGGCTGTTCTTTGGGTGCCGCAATAGCCGGAGGCCCTTTTGCTCCGCTGTTATGGCCGTGGCCCTGGTAGTTCCCATTCTGGCCGCTGTTTCATTCAGAGTAAGGTCGTAGCAATTCCTCAGCACAACGGCTCGCCGCTGCTGTTCGGATAGGGTCAGCAAAGCCTGGTATAGAGCGCTGTGTAAGCGCTGGAGGCGGTCACGCTCCACAATATCCTCTATATCCTGTTCCGCAGCCGGGTCTGGTAGCACATCCCCCAGGAACAGAGGATCTCCCTCTCTGTCTGTGAGAGGCATATCCAGAGAAACGCAGCTTTGCAGAGGGTCGCGCTTGTCCCGCTGCGTCCGCTGTCCTGCGGCCTCCGCAAAGGCTGACTTTAGGCGCAAGCCGTACCATGTGATAAAGGCCCCCTTGTCTGGCTCCCAGCCCTCCAGGGCGTCAATAACGGCCAGAAACGCCACTTGCAAAAAGTCCTCCAGCACCATCCCCGCCCGTCCTTCTGTCGCCCTGGCCCATCGGTAGGCCCGATCATGGGCAAACCGCCGCACGGCCTCCCACAGTTCCAGCAAGTCAGCCTCTCCGCGTTTCACCGCCGCCGCGATTTGATTTGTTTCCATTGTGCCGTCGCCCCTTGCGTGATAGAATGTGTTTGACAAGTCCACACCCACCACGGGGCCGCTCTCATTCGCTGGAGGGCGGTCTTTTTTGCATCCGATAAAGCCCCATCCAATCTTGCAAACGCATGGTCACAAGCCACGGCTCACGGCTGCGGCGGTGGAACAAGGCGGGCACTCCGTCATGGAATTTTTCAGCGTCCTTTACTGCCTGTTTCATGGCCTCCGGCACATTCAGCCGCTCCACCCGCTTGACCTCGATATGGATGCCGGGTAGCCCCGAAATATCGGGGGTAGCCCCATAACTCACTGCACGCCCCGGCTGCACATCGTATCCGCACCCCCGGAGGATGCGGGATAGCTCCAGTTCACCGGCGCGGCCCTTTGCTTGCGATTTGCGGCCCATTATGCGCCTCCTCTGTACGGTTCAGGCAAGAAACACCACGACACGACGCGCCCATCTATTTTCTTGTTTATGCGCCCGTGGTAACATTCCACCTGTTTTACATATCGCCGCCCGCTCCCTGTTTCGTATGTGACAAGGATAGACTTGCGAACATATGAAAGTCGTTCATCTCGGATATACCCACCTGCATTTGCTGGCACGGGAAACCATTCCATAGAAACGCTCCTTTCTGCAAAATATTGGTGTCCCTCTGTCCCTCTTACAGGGACGGGAGCGGCCTTGTGGCAATGTATTCCCGCCGCCTCCGCTGCCCCTGTTCTTTCCCCTCAGTAGGACGGAGACAAAAATAGATTCTCCCGCTATGGTGTCCCTCTTAAAGGGACGCAGGGACACACCTTTATAGTAAGTTTATAAGTCTGATACCCCGTTGACCGTTGGATTTAACGCCGATCTGAACGCCGATACCAAACTGTGAAAATAGGTCTGCTTTGTGCTCCACGATGGACTTTCTCACCTTGTCCCCGGCGTTCTCTGCGAAACAGTTATAGGCATATCGGAAAACATCCTCATAAGAAAAGAAGTCGCCAATTTTCCCGCGTGCTGGCGCGTTGGTTATGATCCAGTCACACACGGGATTTCCGCGAATGTCTGGCGCAGGCATTTCAACAAGTTCTTGCCACTCGCAAAATCTTTCATCAAACACAAGGTTTACTTCCCCGCCCTTCGCGTCGCGTGGTGTAAATTCAAGCGTGGCCTTCCCGTCAAAACGTTTTCCGTCAAGAATAAGGTTTAACACCGCGTCCGCGCTGCCGCTTATGCCCATTGTTCCAGAAAGACGCTCAAAACTATCTGAAGCAAAGCCCGCGCCCTTTTTGTCGTGGTGGATAAACAGAATTGCTATATTTTCTTCAATCGCCATTTGCTGCACAGGCTCCAGAAATGCAACATCCTGATCGTATGCGTTGGCACCGCCGCCTTTAACATTGCCCCTTGCGCGGCTGTATGTGTCAATAATGACAAGGCGAATTTGCGGGCGTTCTCTGTGGAGTTTTCTCAATTCTTCCACAAGGCCGTCTGAAAGTTTCTTTTGTACTCGGTTTGTAATGTAGACATTTCGGGGGATCTGAATTGTCATTCTGTCCGATCTTGTGGACACGCGGGATTTGCTTCCCTCAAGGTCTAAATACACCACGTCACATTTTTTTGTGCTTCTCCCTAAAAAAGGGTTTCCAGTAGCAACCGCCGCCGCCATTTGAAGCGCAAGGAAAGTTTTTCTTGCTTTGGGCGGGCCGGACAGAAAACTTAAACCGCAAGGGATCATGCCTTCTACAATAAATTCCGGCGGTTTTCGCTCCTCGTCGGTTAAATCTGGAACGCTAAAAAAACCGAATGTGTCAAAGACGCTGGGGCCGCTTTGTGGCGTCCATTCCGGGGTATTGTGCGTCAAATCCGCGATAAGCTGACAGGCCCGCTCGTCGCCGTAGTGTTCCACCATGTCGGACACATCGGCCTTTTCTGGCATATCGGGCCAGACGGTGGATAGGTCAAGCACGCGGACAGATTTTGCCGATCCGTTCAGCGCGGCGGCGGTTTCCTGTGCAAACGCCTTGCCCTTGTCGTCGTTGTCTTGGAAGATAAGCACATGACGGCCCTTTAGCTGCTCCGTGTATTCGCTGTGCCATTTGTCCTCGCCCGCTCCATCCTCTGCGCTGACGGCATCCCACCCCAAACGGTGGAGCGTGTTCGCGTCTTTTTCACCCTCGGCAACCGCCATAACCCCGGACAGCTCACCGGCGATATAAAGGGAGCGAGGTAGGCCCTTTCGGTTCCAAATCCAGCCGCCTTTCCCGTCTGGCTGCCTCCATCCAAAGTGTTTGTCAGAATAGCGGAGTTTTTGCGCCCCGTTTGGGTATGTATAAATTTCTGTGATGGTCGGGCGCTCCTGCACCTTTGGCTTGTCCACAAAAAGATCTTTCACGGTTAGGCCCATAGCGGCGGCGACGTTTTCCACGCTGCACCCTGCATGACAGTTCAGCAATACGCGCCCGTCTTGTCCGATGGACACGGAAAGACTTTGGTGCTTATCGTCGTGCGCTGGGCATCGGGCGTACCATTGCCCGCTCCCGCCCTTTACACCTGTTAATCTGTTCAAAATGTCGCGCACGTCCACTTAATCACCCCTTGCTCGTTCTACTGCCTCCGCCGCGTCCAATATCTCCTTTGCCCTGCTCCGCATGGAGCGGATAAACCGCATACGCTCACTATCATTACTCGGCAGAAAATACCCCGTCGCGTTGTCCGACAGAATGGGCGTACCCGCCCGCCTTTCCTCCGCGATCAACCGCCGCACGGTGCGCCCGTCAAGGCCGGTCATGCTCTCCAGATGTCGGAGCGGGACGGCGTTAGCCTGTCCGTGGTTCAGATAGTCAGCGATCCTCATAGGCTCGGCCCTCCAACATTGCCTCCAACGCCTCCATATTTATGAGCGGGAATTTACCCACGGTCACAACCTGGACTTTCCCCGCCTTTACCCATCGGCGTAGCACACCGACAGAAATTGGGGTTCCTGGGTCTTTCTTTTTCAACTCTTCCGCCGCTTTTGGAATGGTTCTCATCGTTGCCATTTTGTCAGGATCCTTTCTACAAAAAATAAAGTGCCTACCGCTCACACCCTGTTACCAGGTGTAAGTGATAGGCACAATGGCACACGCAAATACCGCATTTCTGCAAATACTGCTACTTCATTCAGTTTTCGATATTTCAATGATATAATACCATATCTTGCCGAAAAAAGCAAGTGTTCATGCCCGTTTCTTCTTCAAAATCGTATCGGCTATACATTCGGCTGCTTTTCGTTTTGACTCTTCTATTGCATGGCCGTATGTATTTAGTGTTGTGCTTACGTCCGCATGACCCAGCATTTTAGAAACGGTCAGCACATCAACGCCGCCCGCAATCATAATACTGGCTGCGCTGTGTCTGAATGTGTGGGGGTGGACGGGCCTTATCCCGTTTTTTTTGCAGAACCGGGATAGCCACATATTGAAGCAACCAGGATTTAAGGGGGTTCCATTCCATCGCGTGAATACAAAGCCAGTATCTTGCCACAAGTCACCGCATTTCAACCGCTGTTCAAGCTGCCACACCCTGTAATCGTGCAAGAGCGGTATAACGCTTTCCGGGAGAATGACTTTCCGGGTGTTCCTGGTTTTTGTCGGCCCTTCAAATACCCCTTTCCCTGGGAGATATGACAAAGAGCTGTCTATCGTGGCCTCCCGCTTCTGAAAGTCCACCTTGTCCCACTTCAAACCCATGATTTCCCCTTTTCGGCATCCCGTCACAATGAACAGTGTCACCATAGCCCGCTTGTCGATGTCCTCCATTTGCAAAGCGGCCATGATCTGCTCCAGTTCTTCCGGCTGCAAGCAGTCCGCCTCCTTCCCGTCCTTCTTCATTGGTAGCGTAGCCTTTCGCGCTGGATTGTATGGGATAATCATTTCTTTTTCGGCCCAGGCAAAAACAGTGGTAATAACGCTGTGGATAATTACCATTGTGTTGTAAGATAGAGGTTTTTCACTCCGCCGGACAATTTCAAATAGTCCTTTTCGCTTTAAGGCTGTTTCAATCTGCTGTGCCATTTCCGGCGAAGTGTTGGCCCCCTTGCATAGCCGGCGAACCGTCCACACGGGAATACCATGCTTTTGGGCAAAAGCCGCTTTTGCTTCATCTCCCACAATCGAATTGAAGTCCACGATCTGCCGAGCTGTGTAACTTCCGCTCCCCTGTTTTGTCAGGGTCTTGTAATATTCATTGATGTGTTGCGGTCTTATGGCCTTTAGTTTCATGCTGCCGAAGCTGCTTTCTTTGGCTATACGATTGCTCATTCTCTCAAACCGCCATAGGGAATGTGGACTATCCCCGCGCTGCTCCATCATGGAATACACATAGCTCGCATACTGTGCAAAGGTCTGCCGGTTATCCGCCTGATAGCCCAGCTCTATTTCCCGCTCGAAGTCATAGGCGATCCGTTTGGCCTCCTTCTCCGCTTGCTTTGTGGTCATGCCCTGGCTTGGTTTCCAGGTTTTATAATGCCGGACTTGCTTTCCAGCGTAGTCTGTTCCCATTGTGACGGTTATTTTATAAGAAACACCCCCTTTCCCTTCAATTTTACGGATACTTGCCATAGTATCAAGCCCCCTTTTCGCTTTTTATCTCCATCGGCCCCTCCCAGTTGCATTTCTTACAAAAAGTAGTGACGCCGTGGCAATTTGCAGTTGCCGTTATGGGGTGAAGCTTTTGCCCACATTTCGGACAACAGTACCACAACCGGCCCTTGATTAGTTTTACCATGATACCCGCCTTTCTTGGCGCACATTTGGCGCACAATTTTGGAGCACAAGGCGGGATTGTGATAAACTTTTTGAAACTGTGACGGCATCCACACCGCTATGGATTGCAACAATGTCGCACATTTTGGGAGAATTACCACCTTAATTATATATTACGCCGCTTGATGTTGTTGTCTTCCTCGTATTTCAGGCTCTGGCAGAATGGAGACCCCCGCTTGAGCCAGATGTACCCGCCGTCGCAGGGGATGGTCACGCCGCCGTAGCCGATGCGCTGGGATAGCTCCTGGGCCTTCTCATCCGGCACCGCCTCGCTGGTGGTGTGGAACCACAGGTTGACGGTCATACTCACCTCGCCGCCGCCCCAGGCGTCTTCGATGTACTCATAGGTGCCGTAGGGGAACAACACCCCCTCCGGGTTCTCCGGCTCAGATGGCACGGAGGAAGCCCGGTAAAACGGCATGAACTCGTTGAGCCAGGCATACAGGGCCTTGTTCTTGGTCATGTCGGCAGCTCCTTCCGCTCCGCCGTGAAGAATTTTAAGGCGAAGCTGGCGGACTTGGGGGCCACTTTCTCCTCCGGGTCAGAGGTCACCCGATAGGTCTGGCCGGTGGTCTTGTCTCGGAAGTAATCGTTGTAGTCGATGGGGAAATCGGAGCGCACCAGCGCGGAATATACGCTGGTCACGCCCTCCTTCTCCGCCCTCCGGGCCTCCATAGAGGTGTCCATGGCCTGATAGTTCACAAACTCCGCGCCCTCGGCCCACTCGACAAAGTAGCCTCCGGCTCCGTCCGGTCTCCGGGTCTTTTCCAGCACCACGCAGGTCCGGGCAAAATCGTCTAAAAGACTCATGCGCTCACCTCCAGCACGGTTTCCGGGGCGCGGGCGGCGTCCCCTTTGGGTTCGGGGCCACCATGGAAGTGTCCCGCAGCTTGCGGTAAGGGGCCAGCTGGGCGGCAAAGGCATCCTGCCAGCCGACAGCCGCGCCCTTGGCGTTGGTGGCTCGGGTGTAGCTGTACCCGCTGAAACTCTCGCTGGTGTACGCCCCCGGTCGGTTCTTCTCATCCCACGCCTGGATCTCTTCCGCCAGGGCTATCACAGCCTTGGGAACCGCCAGCGCCCAAACAGCACCGGTAAAGGTCTCGTCCGCCAGGTCCGTGGCCGGGTACTGGTGCAGCCCGTCGTTGAACACGCTGCCCACAATGCGGAAATACTGTCCCTCTGCCAGATCCGGCAGCGCCAGCTTCCTCCCGGTTACAGTAAAGGTCCCGGCGTACATCTCCCAGGCGAACCAATTATTCAGATACGTCAGTACGGCTTCGAGCACGGCTTTTCACCACCTTTGCAGGTTCGGCCTGTACAGCTGCGCTGCTGACGCCCGGCCCCCCACTGGCCCGGTGGTCCGGGCCAGCAGGAGCAGCGGGCGCAGGCTCACTCAACAGCGCGTTTAAGGGCCCGGCTCAGTGATGGTGGTCTTGACCACGCCGTCCAGGCGCTCGGCAAACAGGGTCATACCGTTCACCACAGTGTCGCTGGCGGTCATGTTGGTGTAGTCGGGCTCCTCATGGATGCCAATATAGCCGGTTTCGTCGCTGGTGAAAGAGAACGCCTCATTCAGGTCAGCGCCGTTGACGGGCACATAGTAGAGAACCAGGTTGTCCTGTGCGGTGGAGTAAATGGTGCCCTTGGGAACACTGGAGTTCATGAACACCTTGCCCATGCCCAGGAAGTCCTCGATGTAGGTCATGCCAAAGGCGGTCTGGGTGGTGATGGTGGCGGTAGCCAGGTAGTCGGCGATGTCCAGGGGGTTGATGAAGTGGACGGCCTGAATGTCGTCGTCCTCAAACAGGGTCTGGAGCTTGCCCCAGGTCTGGGCCAGAGCCGCCTGGAGCCCCGCGCCGGTGGCCGTGCCGGTACCGGTGCCCAGGAAGGTGAAAAAGTCCTTGCGGATAGCCTTCTGCACGTCCTTAAGCATCCGCTCCGTGGTCATACCCACGGCCTGGTCATAGCCGCGCTCGATGATGGCCTCGGCAGAGGTTGCCTTGCGCCACTTTTTCAGGGTGATCTCACCGTAGGACACAGCCTCGGTGGTGTACTTGCTCAGAGGGATGGTATCACCCTCGGCGACAGCGCCATCCTCCAGGGTGCCGGTGGCCTTATAGGTCTTCAGCACGGTGCCCGCCTGCTTGGCCACCTTCCGGGTCACGCCCAGGGCCTCGGTCAGCTTGCGCAGGCTCTCGGTAAACATCAGGGTGAAGTCGATCTCCCGCACGCGGGCGAGGTCGGTCTTCTTAATCAGCTTGGGATCTGCTGCCATGAATTATCATCCTTTCTCAAACAGTTCCATGTTGTCTCGGATGGCGGCACGGCGCTCCACAGGATCAGCAATCTTCACGATCTCCTCCCGGGTCAGCTTGCCGCCATTGTTCTTGGGGGGCGTCTGGGTTTCCAGCCCCTCCGTGGTCATAGTGGAGACCAGCTTCGCAAAGGCCCCGCCCACCAGAGCGTCCAGCGCGGCGGCATCCTTGATCTTGTCGCCGTCCAGTTCCAGCTTATCGATGGCCTCTCCGCTGCCCATCATGGCAATGGTGAGGTTGTCCCCGGTGATGCCCTTGCCCTCGTAGTAGGCCTTGACAGCCGCTTCCTTGGCCGCCCGGGTCTCCTTTCTCTTGTTATCGGCCACCAGGTCGGTGTATTTCTTCTCCCAGCCCTTAGCCTTTGCTTCCCAGCCGTCGTCACCGGCGGCTTTCAGGTCGTCCAATTCCTTTTGGACAGTGATAAGTTTTTCCGCATCCTTTTTCAGGCGGTCGCGCTCCACCTTGATTTCGTCTACGGTCCGTGCATGCTCTTCAAGGACTGCTTCCCGCTGTTCATCTGTCAATCCAAGTCCTTTGAGCATTTTTACTGTAAGTGCCATATACATACTCTCCTTTGTCTCGGGGGCAGTGTCTCGCCCTTAGAGTTTTATAAAAACCGCAGTGTCTCGCGGCATTTACCAAAAAGAAAAAGCGTGGGTAGCTGTTGCAAAAAGTCTGCAACAACCACCCACGCTTGGGTCTTCCGCCTCAACGCTTAGAGGCGGGAGCAATATTTATTTTATATGTTCTCTCAAAATGTCCAGGATATACGCCTGAACGCTTTTCCCTGCATCAGCCGCAGCTTGCCTGATTTTTGCGCCCTCTTCTATCGTTGGGCGTATCATGATATTATCTCGACTTTTATTGTACTTTGTACTCGCCCTGCTCTGCGCTTCACTTCCCATACAATTTCCTCCCTTTTGGGATAGTATACCACAAAGAAGAAAATACGTAAACGTATAATTTGCACAATACGTTAACTCATTCCTTGGCAGATTTGCCTATTGAATTATACGTTAACGTATTGTATTATATCCTTGTAAGGCAGAGATACAAAATCTCTTACAGAAAGGAGTGAGGTGAATGAACGAAATGAATGTGACCGAGGCATTGCTGAAAGCAATCCTCGAACTCATTGAGAAGTGCGAAACGCTGGAAGAGCTCAGAGAAAGCGTCAAGCGCATCATGAATGAGTAAATAAAGCGGGGCGGTTGCCTACCACAGCCCACCGCCCCACACCACCAAAGGTGAGCCGGGAGCCTTACCCCGGCCACCTTGATTATATCAGCGTAAGGCAGAGGAATCAAGGAGGAAACACGAAATGTTAAATCAGGAAATGAGAACCGTAACCATGAGCCGTGCGGATATGTGCCGCATCAGAATCGCCCTTACAACGGTAATGCTGAGCTTTGACAAGGGCAGTAGTAGCCGGCAAATGTGGGAACGCATCCGGGCCAATCTAATAGCTCAAATTAAGGATCAAGACCCGCAGGATGACGAATAAACAAACGCCCGCCCTGGAGGTCACGAGGGCACCCGATCCGCCCCCTAACCGGGGCGGGTTTCTTTTACCTCTTCCCGTCTGATATGTATGATCTTGACGCCATTCTTCACAGGAATCAACTCTACTCTGTCGCCTTTTGCAAGCACGGCCTCAATGGCCTGAATGGTCTTAGCGTCCATGCAATTCGTCCTCAATAATCGCTCTGTACTGGTTAGCGTGGTCGGCAACCGCAGGTTTCAGGTAGGGCTGCGCCTTGTTACCCGCCGTCCAGTGCCAGTTGCCGTTGGCATCCTGGTACTTCCACGGGGTGGGCCGCCCGCCGGGGTAATACTTGCCAGTGCCCAGCTCCACGTACGCGCCGTATTCGCTGTTCGTTCCGATGTAAACCGCAGGCTCTTCCGGGTCCACCTTGTGGGTGATGCTGTTGCGCAAGTTACCGGTGTCCACCGGGGCCAGCCGCTTGGCATACCCCTCCGCCACCAGCCCGCACTTTTCCAGCGCCCGCTCTGCGGCCTCCTGAAGCGCAGCAAGAACCTCGTCAGAGTGGTCGTGAAGGTCAATGTTCATTTGATTTTCTCGATAGATTCGATCTCAGACGGGTAGAAAGATCGTGTTTCACCACTGTTCAATTCAATCGTAATACTGTCCTCATCGTCGTTTGATTCATCAGCATCCCAGACCATGAGTGTATAGCCGACATACAGGCCCCCATCTTTGGTCTTGATCCGGACTTTGGGGAAAGAGTTTGCGTACTCCCATATATTCACCATTCTACATCACTCCTTTTCTGGCCGTGTCGGGACAATGTGCACCCCTCTTTTTGAATAAAAGATGCCGAATCTCTTTGTTTCACGGTATGTATTGGAAATGTAATATTTCCCAATTATCCTGTCAGCGTTGCAATATTCAACAATTTTAGCAGTCCCATCACTTCTGATTTCAATCTCAACTACGCCTGTACAGGAATAGAGATTTACAAGGTCTTGTGCTTCCTTCTCAGTGATGGTCAATATACTCTGCGGCGTTTTCCCCTTCGCAAGGCGATCTGCCCTATATTGATTAAATTGCGGCGTTCCCTCTACATGCTTTGCGTGCTGCTGTGGTCTTATTTTTGTGGATATTTCCTTGCTTTCAATCTTTGACTTTAGTATAGCTCGATTTTCCTTGTTTTTCAAGGAATTGCGCCACTTTAACAGCGGTTTATTGTGAATTGTTGAGATCGGTTTTGCGCTATAGCCGCGCTTAGATACTTCCCATTGTGCGTAAGTTATGTTTGATAGCAGCCCGTCCCGATCTCTTCGCAGCGCGTCCGAGGGATCCACTCCATCCACCGCCGCAATCAGGGTGCACCGGCAGTTATAGACCAGATAACCAGACGCCGTCGGGTCCCCTGGGTATCGTATCTCCTCCCCATTCACCTTGAACGACCTGTCCACATCGGTCTGCTGGCCGTCCAGCACGGCATGAGCGTGGCGGGTACGGTTGTCCAGGGTGGCCAGCCACTCCTTTTTCATGCGGATACCCATTTTTTCGGCGGCGTGGTAGCTATCCATACGCCCCGCGTTCTGCGCCCCGGTCACAGCTGTTCTGGCTGTCCGTATGGCACTGGAACGGTTCATCTCCAGGATGCGGGTTTGCAGGTCATCCGCCATTCCCTTTACGCTCCGCCCTTGGAGAATGGAGCTGGTGACGCTGGCCGTGATCTGCTTTTTCCCCCAGGCACTGTCTCTTATACACATCTGACGCTGCCGACGA